GCAATAAAATTGATAATATTGTTTTTGAGATAACTAACTTTGATAATGTTGGATATTACTTTGATTGGTATAATGGAGATGAAAAATTTATGAAATGCGAGAACGAAGGTTGTGAAGAGGTTATTAAAAGAGTCAATGGTAAAACTAAATATTGCTCTGAATGTGCGAGGATAATAAAAAATGAACAGAATAAAAAATATTATCATTTAGGAAAATAGAAAAACACTATAACCCTACTCCCATAAGGATTTCAGAAATATTATAAACAATGCTTGTAATGATAGGGTATAGTAATATAATCCCTATCTTATAAGCGTTTGGTCGATACGTTTATATATTTATACACAAAATAAAAACAACAGATAAAAACTCCAAACTAAAAGGAGCATCAAATAACAAACATTGGAAAAAATCACAAAAGAAGAAACACAATACCTAATCAATCTAAAAATTCTCAAGCAATTCCACGGTTCATTCGGAGATAATCTAGTAGTAATAGGTAAATTTAGTAGCAAATCTCGCAAACAACGCTACGTAACAGACCCATACTATAATTATCTTTTAAGATTAAAACAAAATGATAAAAATAAACAGACTATTGATGATGTAAAAGATAATCAGAAGTATTTGTTTATGGATAGTGTGGATAGTGGTAGTATAATCACTAGTAATAGTGAATGTGTCTCATGATAAATCACAGTAAAATAAATAGCAAAGGATCTGGTTTATATTGCCCGATAAACCATATATAAATTTAACTAAATCAAAACCATGCTTAGATACAAATATATTATTGCCATATTCTGAAGAAGTATTTACAACACTTGATAATATTCATTTATTTGGATATGTCCTTGGTGAATTAGATAATTTAAAGAAGAATGGTAAAACAGAAGAAGTAAAATTCCAAGCTAGGAGAGCAACCCGTGATATCGAGAAATACAGAGACAAAATTACTTACATAATTGATGAAACCGATTATAGTCTTCCATCATGTTACGATAAGGAAACAATGGACAATAAAATCATTGCACTTGTAAAGGAATTACATGATAAGGATGATAGTTTTTATTGTTTAAGTAATGATCTACTGTTCAGAGCAAAGTGTAAATCCCTTGATATTCCTTGTGAGAAGTTTGAACCTACAGAATTTGATGGTGAAAAATATACTGGCTACAAAGTATTAGAAATGTCAGAATATGAATTAGCTAATTGGTATGAATCAGAAACAAAAGCAAACCTATGGAATTTAAATATCAATGAATATTTATTGCTTAAAGTTAATGATCTAATTGTAGACAAACAAAGATGGACACAACAAGGATTTAAAAGCATTGTGAAAAAAGACTTTAAGAGTATGATGTTTGGAAATCTAAAACCAAAAGATATATACCAAGAACTATGTATTGATAGTTTACATAATAATCAATTTACTGCTATTACCGGAAAACCAGGAAGTGGCAAATCGTTAAGTAGTTTAATGTATATTATGTGGGCATTACAATATCAAAAATATGATACTTGCGTAGTAATGTATAATCCTACAAAAGTACGTGGTGCAGTTGATATGGGATATTATAGTGGCAATTCCATCGAGAAGGGGCTTCAAAATTTTATAGGGAATATGCTCATTACTAAGTTTGGTGATAAAAGCATTGTAGATAATCTAATTACACAAGATAAAATTAGATTAATACCTATGGCAGATAGTCGTGGAATGGAAATAACTGATAACCAAATTCTATATATCACTGAAGCACAGAATACCACACCAGATTTAATGAAACTTGCTTTATCAAGATGTAGTAAAGATGCAAAAATCATAATTGAGGGAGATCCTTATCAGCAAGTTGACAAGGTTGAATATGTTGGTAAAAATAATGGACTACTCAGAGCAATAGATGTTTTCAAAAATGAAGATATGTTTGGTTGTGTTCACCTTCCCAATGTTTGGAGAAGTAGAATGGCAGATATATCTGATAAGATGTAAATAAAATTAAATTTTTCCGTACTACCTAATTTGAGTAGATACGCTAGTGGATACAAATTACTCCTTGGTAGTTAGAGAGGAAATTAACCTCCTCTCTATTTATAAAATGAAGGAGGATAGATGGGTAAATACAATCATAAAGAAGTATATGAATTTTTCAAATTATACGCATTTATATTAATAACACAAGAATATTTTAATGTCAAACAAAAGTTGACTTTTAAAGATTCAGACGGATATTATTATGAAAACACATTTGATGGGTTTAGGATTAATATTAAACGTAATATAAAATTTGCAAAATTTCATGTGCATAATCCATATACTATACAAAATATTAAATTATGGTTAAAATTAAATAATAAACCATTTGAATTGGTAAGCGTTATTTATGAGGATGCAAATAAAAATCTTCAATGGAGATGTCTGAAAAAAGACTGTGGTGAGATTTTTGAAATGACATGGGGAAATCTTTATTTTGGCCAAAATTGTTCATTTTGTTCTGGTGTTAAAGTTGGTTTATCTAATTGCCTTGCTACCCTTAATCAAGAACTAGCAAAAGAATGGCATCCAACCAAGAATGGGGATTTAACTCCTTTTGACATTACTTTGGGAAGTAATAAAGATGTTTGGTGGTAATGTTTAGAAAATCCTAAACACGAAAGTTATTCTACAATCTCTAAAAGAATTAGAAGTAAGGGATGCTCTTATTGTAATAAAACAAAAATAAGTGAAGATTATAATCTTACAATAGATAATATTGATATTTGTGAATATTGGAATTATAATAAGAATGCTAAATTACCTGAACAATACGCTCCTACTAGTAATGAAGAAGTTTGGTGGTTATGCAAAGAATGTGGAAATGACTGGAATGAAATGATATATACTGTAAACAAAAGAAATAATGTTTGTTTACAATGCAATAAACCAACAAATGAAAAATTAGATGGAAATTTTGTAATCGGTGAGTTTATTAAACATGGTTTTATTCCATTATTTAAAGAAAATGAATATGTTAATAATAGTCAAGGATTACCATGTATATGTATTCGTCATAAAGACAAAGAAGTTCAATATATTGCATATGGAAATATTCAACAGGGAGGCGGTTGTAAGTTTTGTTTTTATGATAAAATAGGAGATTTAAAAAGGAAAGATGCAAATATAGTTATGAAAGACTTCGTTGACAAAGGTTATACACCATTGTTTTCTCTAGAAGAATATAAAAATAATTTTACACCACTTCCATATATTTGTGAGTTACATAAAGATAAAGGAACTCAATATATTAAATATGGAAATTTAAGTAGTAGTAATGGAGGTTGTAAATATTGTGATTTGGAAAATAGAAGTGGAGAAAATTCACATTTGTGGCAGGGTGGTATAACTAGCGAAAATAAAAAAGCAAGAAATAATATAGAATACAAGGATTGGCGTAAAGAGGTATTTAAGAGAGATGATTATACGTGCCAAGTTTGTGGAGCAAGAGGTGGAAGTCTTCACGCTCACCATATTAATAATTTTGCTGATAATCCAGAATTAAGATTAGATTTAGATAATGGTATTACAATTTGTAAAGATCATCATTCTCCTTATGTGTTAGCATCTTTCCATAATTTATATGGTAAAAATAATAATACATATGAACAATTAGAGGAATATATTAAACGTTATCAAATGGGTGAATTAAAAAATAAAAATAAAAGGGGATAAAATAATAATGAATAAAAATGAATTAATTTCCGCAATTTCTGAGGCAACAAATCAATCTAAAAAAGACACTGAGGCATTTCTAACAGCATTTACATCCACTGTCATTGCAGAAGTAGCAATAGGATCAAAGGTGCAATTAGTGGGATTCGGCAACTGGGAAAAACAAGCTACTAAAGGTAAAGAGGGTACAATTCAATTTGGTGATCGTAAGGGTCAAAAATGGGTTTCTGAAGATTCTTATCGAGTATCGTTCTCCGCAGGAAAACAATTTAAGGATGCTGTGAAGGGCGTAGTAGCAGAATAATAATCCAACATAATAAATATTTGTGCTACTACAGTAAGTCCTTATATTTAATTGATATCGTTAAATATAAGGCAAAAGTAGCACAATACATATAATTAGCGTAAGGCAATTTAATTAATAATAAAATTTAAAATAAAATAAAATAAAAGGTGGAATAACCAACAATGGCAAAATCTAAACTCACTGAAACAAAGAAAATTACACATAAACTTGCATCTGAAGGTGAATTAACAATTGACGGACAAATTGCAGTAGTCAACATTCCAGATGAAGGCGTTAAGAATTTAATTGAGTTACTTAAAAATTTCTCAGGAAAATATGTTAAATTTTCTTTTACAGAAGAAGAAGTTGAAGATGTAATTGAAGAGGATGTTGAAGATCAGGAAGATGAAGATTAATCATTTCAATTAAATGTCTAAAATGAAATAACAATGCTCTTAAATGTGTCTGTATTTCAATAATACCACAATTATATCTTAAACCACAATAAGGTGAGAACGGGCATCTCACGTCTTATTATATGTTTTATATGATAGGTTAAAGATGTAGGAACTATATCAATAAGGATATAGAGTTTAGAAATAAACTGAGCGTCGCCCTACTATTGTGGTTTGATATTATATTAATTACATGCTCATGAGAGCAATCTTTTACTTTCCTCTATAAATTGTTGTGGTGATGATTTTTTGGAAATTGCATAAGCCAAACAGCAACAATAAAAACTTATTTTAGGGTTTGATAAAATTGGGTCAATGTTAGTGCAATTACAAACCCTCCCTAAAATCATGTGCATAAGTTAGTAAGACCTTGAAAGACAGGCATTGCTCTGACAAGAGTATGAGGTTTTTAGATGCACAAATTATTAGATTCCCCCTCATCACTCATTGTTTGTTCTCTATAGCGTTGATCACAGTTTTATTTAAACTTAGTAATAGAGACAAATGGCATACTCCAATGAGATTGATGAAAATAAGAGTATGCCAAAAGAGAGAAGGAAACTGTATAGGGGTATCGGTTTCCTTCATGATAAAGACTTAATAAGATGATTACACATCTTATCGACATGAGAATAAAGATTATATTAGACTTAAATGTTAATAATGTAATCTCTCATGGATACTTAATGGGTGGCTCTGGCTGTTAACACGTAAGTCCAACAAATTGAATTGAGTTGGGATGACTCAGTTGGGAGATATATTTTGGATTGTATTTATACTGAATATATCTCTCTAAACATAATAATAAATTTATAAGACACTAACTACAATTAAATTTAAGTGGCTAACTTTAAAATGTGTCTAGAAAATTTAAAAGACGTATTCAGCAATTTTCAAATAATAATTATGATTTATTTAAAAATGCGTCTTGATATAATCATGGGAATGACAAAACAAACTGTGTCTTGAAAAGATGTTTACTGCAACAAAATATTAAAAGATATTTTAGATTCAAAAACAAAACTAACTAAATCTGTATCTTGAAAAAGATATACACAGCAATAAAATACATATGATAATACAAAAAAACAAGAATTTAACAAACAATATCACAAAACTATTAAACACTAAATTAAAACATCTTGATAAAAGACATTTTACAGCAAATTAAAACAAGCAGGTTATTTGTTCAATCAAAATCTAATTCATCCCAATCCCATAATCCTCTTAGATGCTTACAGCAAATAACTATATAAAATTAATACTTATATCAAATTTTAAAATATTTTTGCATCTAGAGATTTATCAAAGATACTAACAGCTATCTATAAACATTTGAAGAATTAAATATTAATGTATCTTGTAAACAATAAATTTAAAATAAAGAGGAGTTAATTTAATTGAGTAAAAATTTTGTAAATGCATTAAAACAAGAAGATAATCTAACATTAACCGAGAATGGTGCAACCGCTTTAAAGAGTACATATAGTTCATTAGTAGATTTATTTGGACAAATTGGATCTTTCAGAACAAGATCAAACGAAGAAATAGAACTTGCGTTTAGTAAGGCGTTTGCTGAAGATAAACTTTTGGCAATGAAAATTGCTTACTATGCAAGAGATATTAGATTTGGTGGTCTTGGGGAACGCAGAGTTGCAAAAGTAATTTATAAATTTCTTGCAAAATCGTACCCTAAAATCATAGAAAAGAATATATTAAATATTAGCAAATTTGGTCGAGAAGACGATATATTTTGTTTACTTGGAACAGATTGCGAAGATGAAATATTAAAATATATTAAAGAGAAACTTGAACGTGATTGTGAGGAGATAGGATATGCTATTCCTTGGCGAAAAAGTTAATAATGAAATAGAAGCTTATATATTGGGACTTATTTATGCGGATGGTACGATAGTTGCCAATGGACAATATAAAGCATACAGAACTATGAATATTCTTCTTCAAAAACGTGATGAACCATTACTTTTTGAATTAAATAAATATTTAAAAGGGAATATTAAATATTACATACAAAAATTAAATGAAAAAGAATATCCTTGTGTTAGGTTATCAAAATATAGTATTGATTTTGTTAATAAAATTAGAAGATTGGGAATTGAACCAAATAAAACGTATTCAGATAATACTTTTATATTTGATAATATTCCATTAGAATTAAAATGGCACTTTATAAGAGGTTATTTTGATGGAGATGGTTGTATTACTACAGTTAATTCTGGAACATCATATATCGTTGAATTTGCATGTCATAGTAAGATATTTCTTGAAAATTTACATAGTTTTATTAAATCTCAATTATTTACTTTATCAAATGTCACAAAAGGGGATGGAGTATATAGAATAAGATATGGAGGAAATATAATTGTAAATAAATTAAAGCAAATGATGTATAATCAAGCAAATATATATTTAAAAAGAAAATATGATATCTTCAATCAGGTAATTCATCGAAAAGAAAAAAGCAAATATAAATATATATCTTTTGCTTCAAAAAATACAATTTCTCCTTGGGTTATTCGTATAAATGACAAAAGGTATGGATGTTTTGAAACAGAAAAGAAAGCGGTAGATTATTATAATAATATAATAGTAGTTGACTTGGATTTACCAATTCAAAAATGGGAAGGAGAATCCAATAGTGAGCATATCCTTGTTAGCTAAATGGATGCCTAGTATTAACACTTCGTCAAAAGAAACTAAAGAAAAGGCAAAGAAAGTTATTAAATATTTAGGTATTTCTGAAAAAGATTATAGAAAAATGCTATCTGCATTACGTTCTCATCTTGATGTTGTAGAAGTTAAAATGTCAGGTAAACAATGGGATGAGATTAAATATTCTGCTGTTCCTTCAAGAGCAATGAATATTTATAGAAAATCATTTGAGAAACATGATGAGGAAGGATTTAATACCTATATTGAGAAAGTATCTAATGGTGAAGAGAAAATAAATGCAAGCACATTATTTCCATATGATATTCTTGAGAAAATGGAAATAGACGATTATGGAAGTAATTTATCTTTCAATAATTATGATAAAGTTCTTGAAGAACAATGGAAAGCATTACCTAATTACATTGAAGGTGAAAATAATGTTCTTATTATGGCAGATACTTCAGGTAGTATGTCAGGAAGACCAATGGCAACTTCAGTAGGATTAGCAATGTATTTTGCAGAAAGAAATCATGGAATATTTAAAGATATATTTATGACTTTTTCATCCAAACCATCATTTGTACAATTAAAGGGCGATACTTTGTACGAGAGAATTAAATGTGTACCTGCAATTGTAGAAAATACAAATCTTCAATCAGCATTTGAGTTAATTTTAAATACTGCTGTGAAGAATAATCTTATTGCTGAAGATATGCCAAAATCACTTGTAATAATCAGTGATCTTGAATTTGATAGTTGTCAAGATGGGTGGGGAAGCACAGATTGGACTTTTTATGAATCAATGAAAAAAATGTATTCTGATTCAGGATATGAAATACCCAATATAGTTTTCTGGAATGTTGATAGTAGACATGACGCATTTCAAGTAACTTCTGATTATAAGGGAGTTCAACTTGCAAGTGGACAATCAGCATCAGTGTTTAAATCTATATTGAAGAACATGGGTTGTACGCCTTATGAAGCAATGATAGATACATTAAATGATCCAGTGTATGATTGTATTACTGTTTAATTTTCTAAGTTGGAAGTAGTCTTAAAAACTGACTTCATTGAGGTATTTATTTTTTGGTAAATATCCTCTAATAATCTAAACTAAATAGGTTTGGCAATTCAACCTAGATAAAAATTGTCACTTACTAATATGGAGAGTAGGCGAGTGGTTAGCAAACTGTCTTGAAAACAGTCGTGGGTTTTGCCCTGTGGAGTTCGATTCTCCAACTCTCTTCCAAAAAAGTTTACTAAATAAGGATAGTTGTCAGAGTGGTCTATTGAGATTGTTAATACATAAAAGGAAGTATAATATGAGTTTTGATAATCCAAATCAAAAAGGTAACTTTGGTTTAGGGGCAGCAATAAATTACTATACCAGTAAAGGATATATAGTATCTTTACCATTAAATGATAATCAAGATTATGATTTAATTGTGGACATTGAAGGAGAATTAAAAAAGGTTCAAGTTAAAACAGCTTTTACAAAAAAGAATAATAACTATAAGGTATTTCTTAGAACTATTACAAGTAGTACGACAGGCGTTAAAAATATAAAAAAGTTTTCAGAAGTTAAATGTGATTATTTATTTATTTTAACATCAGACGGAACTATGTATGAAATTATTAAATCAGAAATTTTACAAAATGCTGGATTAACTTTAAATAGCGATAAAGATAAATTTATTGTTGGTAAAGTTAATATTTATTAAATAACACTATAATTAAAAAATAAATTTATTCTAATTTAAAATGCAAGTGTGATGGAATGGAATACATGACAGACTTAAAATCTGTTGCTCGTAAGAGATTGTGGGTTCAAATCCCACCACTTGTACCATATGCCGAAATAGTTTAATGGTAAAACTTCTGTTTTGTAATCAGAGATTCACAGTTTGATTCTGTGTTCAGTCTCCATATTTAGTTTATTCTCTAACAAGGAGATGATTTTTATCAATGAAACTAAACATAGGAACTCAAGTACAAATCCTAGACAACTCGACTTGGCATGGTTTATTTGCAATTGTTGATGATTTTGTAAATATTGATGATAATTATAATAATAATATTCCAGTGCTATATTGTGTTTGTAGACCAACTGAGAAATATTATGTTTATCCTGATTTGGAAGATATGATTAGAGTTGTTGGTGGTGAGATGGATATTAGAAAGAGTAATAAGAATAATATAAATAATAATTATGACATAGAAAATGCTGATACTACTTGCCCTATTTGTAAAAATGATAATAAGAGATACTGGTTGGCATTCTTTTATGATAAGAGTTATTTGGTTTGTAGGGATTGTTGGTATAGTGAACTGATTTAGTTTAAGAAAGTAGGGATATGAAGTGATTACTAAGGAAAAGGAATTCGTTTATATTTACAATCAATTTCAGTCGCAATTCTATTTTTCTAAAGGAATTTTACCTTTAAAAGTAGGAAATGGAAGTAAAGGCGATACATATACAATGTTCAAAAATACAGAAGAAGTAAAACAAGCATTCACAGATTGGTGTTCTCGAAAGAAATAATAATTCTTTCACGATATGAAGAGATATGAAGGGAAGCGTGAATTAATGCGTGTCAGAGGAAATAAAACCTAATAACAATGCAAAAAGTCGTAAAGTTTATGTTGAGAATGGTATAGAAATAGCACAGAAAATTGGCAAACTTTATGTTACATATAGAAAAAGTTATCTTGAACAATATTTAAAAAAGAAAGAAAATAATGATGGAAGTATATCATATATTCCTACGTATTCAGAACAAAAACACACATTAAATGATTCAATAATATTGAAACATCTAACACAACAGAAAACAATAGGCATATTCTCAGGAAGTATTATTACTTCCTTTATGTGTTTTGATGTAGATATTAAAGATCCCTCATTATGCAAGTGGGTAGTAGATAAAATTGTTGATGCTTTACAAAACATAGGTATAGCAGGAAAATACATTCACATTAGTTTAAGTGGATCAAAAGGTTATCATATTGAAGTCTTCTTCGATGAACCAGTATATAATAGTGATATACATAAAATATATCTTATGATTCTTAATGAAACTGATTTACTTAATATTGATTACGGAGAAGTAGAATTAAGACCATGTATAACAAAAACAGGTAAAACATTAGGAGTTAAATTACCTTTAGGTGTAAATCTTAAAACTAATAATACTTGTTGGTTTTGTGATTATGATAAAGGATTAAAACCTATTAAGGATTATAATTATGTTTTATCTATTGAAACAATGCCAAAACAAATATTATTGGATATATTAGAAAAAGAAGCAGATATACTAATAACTCCTGAACAACAAGATAAAATTGAAGCAATTACAGAAAAACACAAACCATTGCCAGAATACAAAAATAATATTGATGAAAAGTATACTCAAGAACAAGTTGAAAATGTAATAACTAATGGATTACAAATTACAGGATCTAGACACAATGCTTTATTCAATATTATTAAGTATTATAAGCATTTAGGCTTATCTAAAGATGATAATAGAGATTTTATCATACAGTGGATGGAACAACAAGATAAGACAACTTATACAACTAAATGGGATGCTATATTATTAGATATTGATGAAATGATAGAGTATATTTATAGTCATAATTGTAGTTTTGTATTAAAGAATGTAGATATTGACGTTAACATAGAAGAAATAATGGAGATTATTAAAATCAAAGGTAAAAATGACAGATTAGTATTATACTCTTTGCTTATACACAGTAAGAGGTATGCTGTTAAATCTGGAGTATTTTATATGTCTTATGCTCAGATGACACAGGTAACAGGAATTAAATCTAGAACAACATTAGTAAAAATAATTAAACAATTAGAAGAATCAAAACTAATTACTGTAACTAGAGGTGAGACTCCTACATTTAATAGTAAATTAAACAAACCTGTTTCTGAGACAAATAGATATATAGTAAACCTATTGTGTTCAAATGTAGAAAAAGAAAATAATAAGTTATTTGGAATATGTGATAAAAATTGTATAGGATGTTTTAATTCATGTATGTGCTATATGTTTACCAATAAAGAATTAAAAGTAATGTTAACTGATTGGGATTATAGAGAAGTAACAAAGTATAGAGATTATTGTACTAATATTGTGGTTAATGTTTAATACTTATCTCTTATATTATTATAATAGTAATCTAATAGTAAAGTATTAAGACCTATGGTAACGAGGTTACGAAGAACCCAACGGGAGTTCTATATAATAACCTCTTGTGTCCAATTCCCAACGCGTTTTCGGAAAATGCTTGTGTAGCAAGGGTTACAGGGTTTTAGGTTATTATAGTAAAATAAAATAAAAGGTGGTATCATTTCTTATTGGAATACATTAGAAAAGATAATGAAAATTTAAAATCTTATAAAATCAGATTGTTTCAAAATAAAGATTTGTATAATCTTAAATCTCAAGAGATTGCTGATTTGATTAATAAAGAATCAGGAGAAAATCTTGGTGAGTCAAGTTTTAGAAAATGGTATCGTGCTTATGCAGAAGGCGTAGAAGATACAAAAAAAGAATTTGTTTCTGGTGATAAGATATTGAAGGAATATGAGTTAAAAAGAGTAGAATTTGAGAAAGAAAAGATTAGATTCTTTGATCAGCGTACTGCTTATACAAAAGAAATCAGAACAGATGCCCGAAAAGATGAATTGTTTTCCATTATAGAGAGAACAATTAAGAATACAAAAACTCCATTGCAATATAAGCATAATGAAATTGTTGCTTCTGATAATGATCTTATGATTTCTCTATGTGATATTCATTACGGTATGAATATTGATAATCATTGGAATAAATACAATTCAGATATATTAATTGATAGATTGAAAAAGTATCTTGATAAAATATTCTCTGTTCAAAAACTACATAAGTCTGAAAATTGCTATGTATCAGCAAACGGAGATTTGATAAGTGGGTCAATACATCCACAAGTTCAAATAGCAAATAAAGAAAATGTAATAGAACAAATAATGGGAGTTTCTGAAGTAATTGCTTGGTTTCTTAATGAGTTGAGTAGTAATTTTAATAATGTCTACTTTAATGTTGTCGCAGGAAATCATTCAAGATTGGGAAATAAGGATGATAGTCTCAAAGGAGAGAGATTAGATGATTTAATACCTTGGTATATCAAAGCAAGATTACAAGCAAAAAGTAATATTGTGATACTAGATAATACAATTGATAATACTATGTCTCTTGTAAATATTAGAGGAAAGAATTACCTTAATGCACATGGAGATTACGATTTTAGTAAATCAATGATTGGTAATATTACTATGATGATTGATGAAAAGCCATATGCAATTTGTACTGGTCATTTACATCATAATTCTACTAATAATATTCAGGGAATTAAATTAATTATGGCAGGAACACTTATGGGAGTAGATGATTACTGCATTCAGAAAAGGATATTTGGTAATCCATCACAAATGATTTGCGTTTGTAATGAAAATGGTGTGGATTGTTTTTATGATTTTGAGTTTAATTAAATAAAATAATTGAAAGAAAATGAGGAATATATTATGTCTATTAAAAACTTTGAAGTTGATGATTTGTATGAAGATGAGGAAGTTAAAGAATTAGCAAAATTAGTATTACCAGATCCAACATTACTTGATTTTTATAATAGATTATCTAGACGAGAAATTTGGATAAATACTTTTATTGATGATGCATGTGTTGAACATGCTAAACAAATCATAGATTGGAATTTTAAAGATAAAGATATTCCAATAGAACAAAGAGTAAAAATTAAAATATTCCTTCATACAGATGGGGGAGATGTAACTGCTATGAACGCATTAATAGATGCTATTACCCTATCTAAAACTCCATGTGCTACAATTGCTATGGGCAAAATATTTAGTGCTGGTGCCATGATTTTTCTATCAGCAAAAGAGAGATTACTATTTCCTACTTCAAGAGTAATGATTCATAAAGGATCAAGTGGAATTATTTCTGATGTAAATAAGATAATTGACTATTCTAAATTCCTTGAGAAAGATAATGAAGTAACAA